TCGGAATTCTTGGCAACGTATGGACAGATTTACACGATGCCCGACAAGAACAGTGAATTGCAACCTTATTTGAAACCTCATGAATTTGACTTTTTGAAAAGAACCCACATCTACCATGAAAAATTGGGAGTAGGGGTCGGAGCTCTGAGTGAGAAATCTATTTTCAAGTCACTTCATTGTTATTTGAGGCCAAAAGGAGCCCCATTAACACCCCAGCAAGCGTGCGCCCAGAACATTGATGGCGCTTTGCGGGAATGGTTCAATCATGGAGAAGAGGTTTACGAAAGTCGTAGAAAGCAGATGAAAGAGGTTGCTGATCGAACTGAAATTACCCATCTCTGTACGATGCTTGATGAGACGTATCAAGATCGTGTGGTTGATTGGCATGTAAAGTATTCTGATGTTGAAACGGATGCAGTACATGAACGCTTTGAGACACAGTCTGGACATGAAGAAGAAGTACCAGATGAAGAGAACCGCAAACTCTATGTTGATGCCATTGCTGGTGTTAACATGCGATTAGTTGGAGTGGACACAAATATCATTGATTCAACTTTTGGAGAAATCGATTTGATTTTCGACAGGGTTGACAATGGAGTGCGTCACATACTTATCGTAGAGGTTAAAAGCTCTAAATTGTCTTTGAGTAAGGGTCGCAAGCAAGCAAGAAAATACTTCCGTGTCATGGAAGCCTTGCAGCCTGAGGCCAACATTATCTCTATGCTCTTGTCACCAAATGGATGGGAAGCTATATCGTCGAGTGAGAAATCTATTTCGACGTGGCTTCTTATTGCGTCACAAAGTACGGATAATGGCTTCCAACAAGCAATCGCGGAAGCATGTCTATTGTAGACAACTTAGTCAAACTCCGACTATAAACGAGTGCCAGTTTTAAATCTGAGGCTTAGCAAAATTAATCACAATGTGAAAAGGATACCATGTAGTGATGGATTGGATGTTGCCAACACGCATAGGCTGCATTGTGGAATTTCAGTTGAGCAGGTGCTCAACTAACATGCCGGCCAGCTCTGTATTATCGTAATAGATGTCTGGTTAAACAAAGCGATAGGTCAAAATTGTATAACAAAATGTATTTTCAATATTTGCGAACAGGCGGATGTTGCTGTAGGCAGCCCGTCATCCGGTGAAAGACCGGTGGAAAAGAAACTAGAGAGACAAGATTGCTTTTCACCCCAATCGGGTATTCCAAGCGAGATGTCTGTCATGAAAATGTCAACTCAAACGACCTATGAAAACGTAGAGTTTAAGGATCAGATGCCAACGTATCAAGCAAACGTTGAATCGGAGATGGATCCTACTCGGTCTTTAC